CAAACTCACAAACCCGCCGAGCGTTGCGGAAGTTAGGGATGTGCAAATGATCTGCCTCACGCTCTACTGGCTGCTCGGACTGAACTGCAAGCCGTGGGAGTCGCAGGTGACGCATCGACCGGACGGAACCGTCTTCGTGTCGTGGTGGCAGAACGGTGTACGGAAGTGGGGGGTGTATGAGGATCAAGGAGAATGGCAATGACGACCCTCAAAGAACAGGCGGAGTGGCATGAGGAGCGGGCGATTGAGGAAGACAACAACGCGCGCGACCTCGGAGACTGTGACGATGGAGCAATGACTTCAAAACTCCGCAAAATGTTGCGGGATCGTCACGAGCATGACGCCGCCCGCCACCGTGCGTCGGCTGCGGGACTGCAACTTCTGATCCACACATGGTCCACCGATCGCGGCTCAAATGCGTGGATGGTCGAGGGTGCCAACCTGAAGAAGAAACTCGATTCACTCCTCTCGGAGATCCCCCATGCCTGAGCGACCACACCGAGCATACGAACTCGACATCCACATTGGTGGCGACACATGGAAAGACGTGATGCACGACCTTCGCCACCTGTCGCAACACATCGAGGACCACGGCGAGAAGTGCCAATCAGTGATGGGCGGACCTTCGTGCGGACACGCCGTCACATCGATCGTTCGCCCAGAGATGACGCACGAGAAGTACATCGCAGACCTCGACGCATACCTGCAAGCGAAGGAGCCTCCCCATGCCTGACAACCTGACCGCGAGCGAGGTGGAGAGGATCAATGCGGCGATGCGCAACGCATTCCCATACTTCCCAGAGACGAAATGGAAGCAGGTACCAGACTTCTACCGCATGTGCGAGATGATCGCTCCCCATCTCCCCGAACTCCTGCGTGCGTGGGAGGAACTGGAGAAACTCAAGGCGATTGGCATTGAGCGTTCGATTCGCTTTGACACGCTGATGCAAACCATCTCCCGTGCCGAAACCGCCGAGCATGAGCGGGAAGTCATGCGTCGTGCCCTTGACGCCGCCCGTGCTGAGGTGGCGGATTTGAAGCGAGAGAATGGAAACCCGCGAGAGATTGGGCCATCAACCAATCACCACCCACGCACGAAGGACGACTACCCCATCTACTTCGGAATGCCGCTGTGGTACATAGCCGATGATTCGTGGGACGACAAGCCCCGCATGGCTACGCGAGCGTGCGGCGTACTCGCAATAACCAGCAGCGACACGAAGCACTGGGAAGACTACAAGGAAGGCGAGCGGTGGGCGATCAACATTCGAGATGAAGACGGTTGCGAGACGACCGTTAGCGATATTGACTTGTTCGCCGTCGAAGAGAACGCCCGCAACGCCCTGAAGGAGTCCCTCCCATGACCACCCACGCCGCGATTCTGGAGCAGTTGGATAGGTACGACATCGGCCAGTTCGTTCCGAAAGACGGTCCGTGCATCCTCATGCACAACGGAACTCAGTACCACTGGTCAAGTCCCCACCCAGAAGAAGGAGGTTGGGAAACAGAATGTAACGCCCACGCCCACATCGAGCGTGCCGCGTTCAGGGCGGTGGGACACTGGTGCGTCAAACAGGACGGATCGATGGACATCGACGAACGTCCACACGAAGGCAAGGGTCCGGGGGAACTGTTCGTTCTTGCTATCTGCAAATTCTCCAACAACGAATGGAGACACAGCCAGATCGCCTCCGGCCCCGACGAACCCGCCATGTGGCTTGCGGCGATGAAGTACATCAATGGAGGACGAGGATGAGCGATATGAAACTGCGTCCAAGTGTGCAAGCGTTTGCCGAGCGTATGGAGGCGACGCTTCGCAAGCACGACGCCAGCGTTCACTGCGGCCATGTGGGCATGGAGTCAGTCGCACGCCAGAAAGCACCTCGCCCAGATCGAAGGAGAGAAGAAGTGAACGTACTCATTGACTCAGCAGGAACGCCCGGCGAGTACGGCGAACGGTCGAAGGACGGAAAGTGTCCGAAGTGTGGCTCTGACGTGAGGAGCGGATTCGGCTTCGCATACGGCGGTTACGGACCTTACGAGTGGTGCGAAGAGGAGTGCGGATGGCACTGGAAGAAGGTTCTAAAGGACGATGAGGAGTGAAACCATGATCCTCCCCACCCTCCTCCTCATCCTCCCACCCTACCACTCGTGGAACGTCCTCACACGCTGGGAGGGCGAGCGAGACCCGACCTCGACGGTGATCGTCTGCAACCTGCCGCATCTCGGTGCGTCGGTGTTCGTGCGGTACGGTGCCACGCTCCCGGAACCCGCGATGCAGGCATTGGACCCCATCGCCTACGCCATCGCCTACGCGGTGGCGAGCAAGCAGAACGACGCGATCGTGGCGAGCCTGAATGCGGAGGTGGAGTGTCCGCCCGATCAGCCGGTAGACGTGACCGGCGACTACAACCGTGACGGAATCGTGAACAGCCAAGACTATTTCGACTTCATTGCGATATGGTCTGCAAACTCGAACAACCCTTGAAAGGACTCCCCAATGCTGAGCATCATCACCTCGATCGTCATCTCAATCGGCATCCAGCCGCTCACGGTGGACAACGCCGCCAACCCCTGCACGCACCCACCGAGCGACTTCAGGTTCCAGCAGTGGCTCGACAAGTACCAGAACCTTTGCGGCGTGAGTTGCAGCCCGATCAAGGTCTACCACCCCGAACTCACCCCGCCGCGATACTGCTACCACTACCGCACGGTGGATTGTGCGTGTATCAACGATCACCTGCCCAACTACATCAACTGCCTCGTCCAAGTTGAAGGCGAATACCGCGCCCGTGCATGTACCGAATGCTGGCCGCTGCTCGACCCCAACGGCGACGGCGACACCAGCGACGGCAACCCCGGTGCTTTCCAGCAGTGCATGGGCTGGGCGTGGCTTCGTTCGCAGGAGGACGCGAAAATCTGTTTCGACGCCCAAGATTGGGAGTCGTGCTGCTATCAGGATGGGACGATCAACTGCCCGTGATCGCGGTCACGATTCGACATTGACCCACACCAACTCGGGCGGTACTCTTTAGTGCCGCTGGGGAGCGAGGCCGAAAGCCCCGCTCATGCTGACCGACAAAACAACGTCCCTCATTCACAAGGCACCCGGAGCGATGATTCGCTCTGGGTCTTTGTCTTTGGGCGGAAGCGGTCAGACCTCGCAGCGTTTTCGCAAAGACTTGATCAAGGTCGGCAAGTACATCAAGGCATCAACGGGTCAGGAGTTTGAGATCACGCCCGCCGACCTCGATGCGTTCGCTAAGACGTTTGCGTCGATGAAGGCCGCTGGCGTCAAGGTGCCGCTCCCGGTCGGGCACACGAACGACCCCGAAGCGAATCGCGGGTACGCCGAAGACCTGTACGTCGATGGGGACTCGCTCATCGGCACGCTTGAACTTGTCGGTGAGGACGCGATCAAGTTGGCGGGACGGGCGGAGGTTTCGGTGTGCATCACGCCGGAACTGATCGACGGCAAGGGGAACAAGTACACAAACGCCATCGAACACATCGCGATCGTGACCGATCCGGTTGTGCCCGATCAGGGCGGATGGATCAAGATTGCCGCGTCTCGCGAAGGGAACGAGAAGCGTGCATCGGCGATGAAACTCTCACAGGGAGCCTCGACAATGGACTGGAAAGAACTGGCCGGGATGCTGGGCATCGCGGATGCGGCGACGATGGACGATGTGGCTCTCGGTGCTGCGATCAAGGCGAAGGTTCAGGCGTTGATGGCGGCTGGCAAGACCGCCGCATCACGCGAGGCAGAACTGACGTCGCAACTCTCGCTCGCTCGGTCGGCGTCGATCCCGACGATCGCGGATGACACGCTGGACGCCCTGTCCGAGAACGTCTCGCTCAAGATCGACGCCCTCCACGGGGACGCGAAGATCAGCAAGGCGGTCGGCGAAGACCTCAAGGCGATTCTCTGCGGCGATACGGCGAACCGTCAGACGCGGCGGGTACTGCTCTCCCGCACAGCTGGCAAGGCCGCCGGTCTGGACGAGGGAAAATCGCTGGCGGACCGGCTCATCGAGTCGCTGGCGAAGAACGACCCGAAGGAACTGGGCACGAAGACCCGCACGCAACTCGCCCTGTCCCGGCAGACTCCCGACGCGGGAGCGAAGCCCGAGACGGACGAGGAAGCGGAGAAGGCTGCCAAGGCGCGGGCCGATCGGATCAATGCCGCTCGCGGCGTGTGAAGTGAACGAACAACCGCCCGACAGGGCACACTGATACGGAGACGAGTCATGCAGTACACCGGCGGCGGGCTTCCCGGCCCTCAGACATCACGGGAGTTTGAACTTCGTCGCGTGCGTCGCTCCGCTCAGGGCGTGCGATACCTCGCGGGCGGTGCGATCATCAACGCGTCGCTGTCACGCGACACGGGCAACACAGGGTATGTCCACGCCCTGCGTCCGGGCTTGCTCATGGGCAAGATCACGGCGACGGGCCTGTGGCGTCCGTCAATCATCGGCGTTTCGACCGCCGCGTACGTGGACAACGACACGACGATCACGGTCGATGCGGCGACGGCTACCGAAGTTGCTCGACTGATCACCGTCGCCGGTGCGTCGGTGTCTCTCAAGTTCGTCGGCCCGGCGACCGATGCGGCTGCCGGTGCGATCGTGACTACCTCAATCACCGCAACTGCGGCGAGCGGCACGACCATCACCTGTGGCGACCTCAACGTCGCGAAGGTGAGCGGTTCGTGGATCATGCCCGCCGACGGGTCTGAAACCCCGCTCGGCCTGATCGACGACGGCGACCCGATCCGCGTGACCGACGTGGACGGAGCGAACGTCAACCAGCCGATGCCGCGACTGCTCATCGGCGGCGAACTCGAATCCTCGCAGATCATCAACTGGCCCGCGTCCACCAGCACGACCCGCATCGCTCAGATCAAGTCGTGGCTGAACAACGCGAGCAACTACGGCTTCATCTTCTCCGACGCCTTCGTGTAATCCGAAGGCCCGACCGTTCCTTGAAGAGCACGCCGGTGAGACGAACGTGCATCAAGGGACAGGACAATGGGAACATCAATCCGCGACGTACTCGGCGGGCGTCAACTCTCGGGCACGATCGTTGCCACGAAGCCTCTGGTGCCCGTCGATCAACTTCCTCCCGGCCTCATGACTCCGAGCGGGAAGGCCATTCAGGGCAACTCCTGCACGATGTATCAGGTCAACGGCACCCGAAAGACCGCTCAGGCGGTGCAGTTCGGTTCGCCGTCGAAGAAGCGTTCGCTCTCGGGCGTCGCTGAGAAGCCGGTCGTGCTGGCTCACTTCAAGGAAAACATCGAACTCGATGCGACGGTCCTGATCAATCTCGAAGACGAGAACGGGAACAAGCAGCGGCTCGGCGAAGCCGAGGTCGATCGGCAAGTGGCCGAGACGAAAGACATCTTGGCGAACACCCGCGCGGCGGCGGTCATGTCGGCGTTCGCTCTCGGGTACGTCTACCTCGATTCGAGCGGCAACATCCTCGCGACTTCGACGAGTGCCCAGACCACGGTGGACTTCGGCATCCCGGCGGCGAATCGCTCGCAACTCGCTCGCGGCGGTGCGACGGGCACGAGCGACATCATCACGACCTCATGGGCGGTGGCGTCGGCGAAGATCGTGACGCAGATGATCAATCTGCGCAAGGCCGCTCGCAAGTTGAACGGCTACGTCCCGAAGGTCGCTCTGTACGGGGCGAACATCCTCGGGTACTTCATGAAGAACGACGAACTCAAGCCGATCATCGACCGCTCGGCGGCGTATCAGGCGGCGTTCTCGGCTGGGCAGATCCCCAACGGTTTCCTCGGCATGGACTGGTACCCGGCCTACGACTGCTTCTACGACGTGGCTGGCACCGTCACGAGCGTCTTCCCGGACGATCAGGTGACGTTCATCCCGCCGGTCGCTGGCGACTGGTACGAACTGCTCGAAGGCACGACCCCGATCCCCGGCAGTTTCGGCAACGCCGAACCGGGCGGGACGATCGCGAGCGTGATGAGCGGCGTGATCATGCAGAAGGGCATGTTTGCGTACGCAACGCAGACGACCGATCCGGTCGGGGCGAAGATGGTGTACGGGGACACGTTCCTGCCGTACATCAAGGTGCCGAATGCGGTGTACATCGCAACGACCGTGTTCTAAACAGACTCACCGGCGTAAGGCCCGCGAGGGCTTTGCTCTTCATCGCCCGTCTCCAGTGTGGAGGCGGGCGTTTTTATTTGGGTGTGCAAGTCGCGGGGGATGCGGGACTTACGCGAGGGCGTCGGGAAATCTGCGCTCAAGTGGGTTGAAATACCTACCGATGACGGTATTCTTATCGCATGGGAACGGGGCTCGCCGACTGAGGGAGTCGGAGGTTTGGAGAAACCATGTCTCACGAAATCACCGCGAACGATCGTCTCGTCCTCAACTCTGGCATCACGGCTTGGCACGGGCTCGGCGAAGTGATCGATCAGACTCTCTCCCCGCGTGAAGCCGTCCGCAAGGTTCTGCCGTGGGAGCCCGAGCCGAAGCCGATCTATTTCTTGAACGCGGCGGGCGAGTTCACCAAGATCGACGGCCACAAGGCCAACGTGCGGAGCGACGACCAGACGTGCCTCGGCGTCGTCACTGACAACTACAAGATCGTCGCCAACTCCGTACTCGGCGACTTCGCCGAAGCGATCGTTGGTGCGGATGCTGCCGTGAACGTGGAGACGGCTGGATCCCTCATGAGCGGGCGTCGCGTGTTCATGCTGTGCAAGATCCCGCGTTCGATCCGCGTCGGTCGCAACGGGGACGACGAAACGATCCCCTACCTCATCGTGTCCAACACGCACGACGGTACCTCGGCGTTCTTCGGCATGTGGACGGGTATCCGCGTGGTCTGCAACAACACGCTCTCGATGGCACTCGGAGCCAACTTCGAGAACGCCGAAGCCATGTCGGAGAACGGGCGGGCGTTTCGGTTCCGTCACACGGGCGACGTGATGGACAAGATCGAGCAGGCACGCCGCATCCTCGGCATCGCCACGACGACGACGGAGCGGTTTGCGGTGCTGGCCGATGAGATGGCCCGCAAGCAGGTGACGCAGGCCGATGTCGATGTGTACTGGAAGGCGTGCTACGTCGCGATCTACGGCCCGCGTCCCGAGCAGATCGAACAGGCCGAGATGTGGGATGAGCGGCTCAAGGCTCGCGCGAGCGAGTGGGAATCCCTCATGTCTGACCGCAAGCAGAATATCGCGGGCGTGGGCGGTACGGTGTGGGCGGCTCTCCAGTCTGTGACCGAGTGGCACGACCACAAGCGATCGGCTACCCGCGTCGTCAATGGCCGTCGACAGCACTCCAACCTGTTCGGCGAGTCGGCCCGCGATAAGCGAGGCGCGTTCGTCGCGGCTGTGGCCCTTCTTTCCAAGTGACTCCAAACCGCCGCAAGGCAACGCCCCGCGAGTCGACTAGGCTCGCGGGGCGTTTTTCTTTCCGATGTCGGCGGGGTAAGATACCGCGAACGTCCCACCCCCACAGGAGATTCCACATGGTTCGCTTTTCCTTCGTTCCCGCCCCCTCGACCGAAGACCCCCTCCCCATCAACGACGTGATCCAGAATCGCGGCGTGTACGGTCACGGCTCCAACGAACCCGTGATCGGCGTGGAGGACGATGGCAGCGTGTACGAGTTGACGGCTGACGGCAACGGCGGCTTCAACGCGGTCCTCCTCACGGACTTCGGCCCGTGGCAGGGTGAGCACTTCCGACGCCTCTCTGGTGACGTGACCGTGACGCACCAGTTCCCGAGCTGATCCACAGGTCCCGGTGACAGCAAGCCCGAGCAATCGGGCTTGTTTGTTTTTGGCATACCATCACGCATGGGACGCTACATCGATCAGACGTACCTCGAATCCAAGTTCGGTGCGACCAACATCGCCGAGTGGTCCAACCGCGAGAACGACGGCACCGGCGCGGCAACGTCCGTCATCACTGACGCCATCGCGTTCGCCGAGCAGTACGTGGACGATCGATTCAGGGGCGGGCCGTATCAGATCCCGTTCGTGGCGAACGCGACGTACAGCCTGATCGTCGTGAAGGAGTGGTGCTCGAGCATCGCTGGGGCACGGCTGTATCGCGGGCGTCCGCCGGGCTCCAAGGCACAGGACCGCATGGCGTCGATACTCGAAGGAATCGAGAGCGAGATGGATTTCTACCTGTCCGGGCAACGACGGATGGATGCGGCCCGCGTATCGCCGGGACCGTCGGGAATGATGGTCGTGACTCCCGCAACGTGGATCGTGTGATGATCAAGGTGACGGTCAAGAAATCCGGCTCGTTCGCGGCAGCGAAGGAAGCACTCTCGGCGAACAACCCGGAGATGCGGCGTGGTTGGCGTCAGGTCACGGCGATCTACGAGGCGTTCACGAAGCGGCGATTCAACACGTTCTCACGCGGTGGCGGGGACTGGCGACCGCTTGCACTCTCGACCGTGAAGGCACGGCGGACGGGCGGCAAGTCAAAGGGCGGCGTCAACTTCGGGGGCGGTCGGTCAAAGGGCAAGCGGCTCGGCTCGGGTGCCCGCTCGTCTCTTGCGATCGACACGCGGAAGAACGACATCCTCGTCTCGGCGGGCGGGACGTTCTCGATCCTGCGGGACAAGGGATTTCTCTTCAACGCATTGACTATCGGGACGCCCGGCAATCGGATCACGGATATCCCCAACGGGATCGTGTACGGGTTCAGTGACGCACCGCACGCTGGAGACGGTGGACCTATCAGCATCGGCAGGCTTGCGGCGGCACACCACTACGGCGTGCCAGAGCATCATCTACCGGCCCGCCCGATCCTCGTGTACCCTGACCCGGCGACTACGGCGGCAATCGGTCGTACACTTGCGGCGGCGGCGGCACGGGCGATCAGGACGGCGTACCAAACCGGGGCAACTCCGCGATGAGCATCACGCAATCATCCGACCCCATCTCCATCGTCGCTCGGGCGATCATGTTCCAACTCATGATGCACCCGTGGCTGTCGGCTCTCGTCCGTCCGGGCAACCGCATCGACTACGCGGGCGGGTCCGATCCCGAACCGGGCAAGGATTCGATCACCGATGGCGACTTGCCCGAACTTGTCCTACTCCCAGCCGGTGGCGTGATGAATCCCCGCGACGGGTCCAGCGGCGTCTCGTCATCGTCCCGCGCATTGCGTCAGCGGTACCTCGTGGGAATCCACACCAAACAGCCGGTGTCGTCGGACAACAACGGCGGGGCGAACGCCGTCAAGTGGCGATTCTTTCAGGCGTGCCTTGGACTCGAAGACCTGAACACGCCGGGCGGTGTGATGGGCAATCCGAATGTCGTGTGGGTGAGGCCCGGCGATTTCTTCGACGAACTCGGGCGAGACGTACTCTCTCCTCAGTTGCAGCGTGAAGTCGAGGGGTGGACGTGCGGGGTGACGATCGAAGTTCTCATGGCGTTCACGCTTGCGGAGGCACTGACATGACGCTCTCGGTTCACGCGGCAATGACGCTCAACGCCACGCTGTCTCGGACGGTCGGACTGTCCTACGCGGCGTTCCCGCTCCGCATCATCGAACTGTTCCAGTGGTCAGACGGCGATGCGTTGAACAAGGCATCGAAGTTGTACGTCGCTCAGAACGTTTCGCTTCCGACTGGCGATAGCGACGTCTACGACCTGATCGGCGGCGGACTGACCGACGCACTTGGTACCTCCGTCTCGTGGACGAAGATCAAGGGCATCTACATCAAGAACGAGACGGCGACGGCTCAGCAGATCACGATGACGACGACGATCAGCCAACTGTCGGGAGAGACGATCCCCTACGGCGGCGCGGTGTTCAAGATGTACCGCGACGCTACCGCATTCGCTCTTGCGGCCAATGAGGACAGCATCACGATCGCAAATGGGGACGGAACGACTGCGACGTACACAATCGCCCTGATCGGTGTGTAAGATATCGACAAGCGAAGACGAGGCCGGTGAGACTGCCTTGGAGTTCGCATGTCAGTCATCAACGGCTACGGCGGCCTGCTGTCGCAGGACAACGGATCGAACACCATCGGCGGCATCCGCTCGTGGACGATCAACTCGTCATCGACGAATCCGAAGGGCACGCCGTCAAACGCGGGCCGGATGCAGGTCGTGTTGCCGAATCAGGTGACGGACTGGACGCTGCGGTACGACTTCTATGGCAAGGAACTCCCGGCCCTTCCGGGCACGTCGTACACGTTCCTCGGGTACAACGGTTCTGAGCGTGCATCGGGCACTGTGATCTGTGAATCGGTCGTGATGAATGTGGACATCGAGGGCGGCGGGATCATCAGCGGGTCCGCGACGTTCGGCTCAAACGGGGCACTCACTCAGGCATCGGGATCGGCTCCAACGGTCGGCACGGGCTCGGCACTGACGATGTACGGCGGGACTGGTTGCAAGGCCAACTGGCAGCCGATCATCGCGGGCACGACAGGCTCGGCGGCTGACATCCCGGACGTTCGCAATTGGTCACTCAGCATCGCGTGCCAACTCTCGCCCTACGTCTCGTCGTCCACGGCTGGCGTGACCGGACGCACGGCGGCGAACTACTCGGCGAGCGGTTCCTTCGACTTCTATCAGGGTGCATTGTCGTACATCACGGCATCGGCTACCCGCATGTCGGTCGGGAACTACGGCATCCTCAAACTCTACGTGAGTTCGACCGAGTTCTTCGGCTTGTCCTACGCGGTGATCAACCGGGTTGACGAGCCGGTGCAGAACGAGACGGGTGCGAACAACAGCATCCAAGTCGGCTTCGACTTCTCGGGATGGGCGAACATCTCGGGCACGATGACGCGCGGCACGCTCCTGCGTCCTGACACCACCGCATTCTGGAGCTAATCGCCCTTGAGTCAGTTCGGCGGAAACGAAGTCAAGACAGTATTCACGGGCGACAATCAAGTCGGCCCGGCGGCTCAGGCTGCGGCTGCCGACGTGAACAAGGTCGGCGAGGCAGCCGAGAACGTCAACGCCAAGGCACGGGGAGAGGGCGGTTTCGGCGGTATCGGGACAAGCATCAAGGGTGCGATCAAGCCCCTGAGCGATCTGATCGGCGGGCTCCAGCGAACGGTGGGCATCTTCGGCATCGTCGGCGGTGCGATCACGGCATTGATCGCGGGCGTCAAGTCGCTTGCGGACTGGATGGATCAGGCAACGTCGAAGGTCTACCGGCAGCAGGTGGCACTCAACCAGTACCGCACCGCGTTGGATCAGGCGACGAACGCCACGGACAAGACCGACCGGCAGAGCAGGCAGGATGACGTCAATAAGCGGTTCGACGAACTGCGGCAACAACTCGGCCCGATCGCAAAGAAACTCAAGAGCGATAACGAGGTCGTGGCGTTGTTCCGCGAACTCGAAGAGAACCGGCAGAAGGCACTGGCGAAGATCGACGAGGACATCGCCCGCAAGAACCGCGAGCGGTCGGACCTTGAACGCGACTCCCTGATCGGAAAGCAGTCGGTCGAAAAGGCCATCGCCCAGAAAGATATCACGCTACAGGTCATTCGGGACCGCAACTCCGAGGAGGAGAACCTCGAGCGTGAGAAGCAGGACCAGATCCGCAAGATCCGTGAGGCGTTCAATCAGGAGAGCGAGCAGGGCAAGCGTGACGCCCTGATCGCCCAGACCGAAGCGACGTTCGGGCGGAAGATCGGCGAGGTCCGGCTTCGTGAGCAGGAGGAGTTCGAGCGGCGGGCTCAGGAAGTGATCCAGAAGTCGATCGACATGGAGGAGAAGCGGGCGAGGGCGATTCAGGAAACGCGTGATGCCCTGCGGCAACTGCAGGACGAGCAGGCACGCGGCTTCGGGCTCGCGCAGGCGTTCAATCTCGGCATCGTCGGACAGGACACGGTTCTCACTGACATCATCGCACGGAGGACGGGCCGGTGAACGTACAGCCGCTCGTAGGCACAACTGGCTTCCCTTCCAGCGACGGAGAATCCGGCGAACTTGTCCCGTTCGATTTCATGGTGTCGGGGTTGGCAGTTGGTGAAGACCCGACGTCTCACCCGCTCATCCCGATCCCGCTCCAGACCGAGATCACGATCGGGGAACTCAAGTATCGGTGTGACTCGGTGGGCGTGGCTGAGGTGTACAGCGATAACGCGTGCCTCGTGCGGGCACGATTCTCGACCGATGGGCGGTTCAGGTTCCCGGCCCGCACGCCCGATACCCCGAACTTCCGCGTGTGGGACTTCGGGTACAAGAAAACGAAGATCGTTCTCACGCAGTTCATCAAGGGTGTTCGGACCTACGCGAACGCGAGCGGGCAGCAGGTGACCGCCGATTGGTGGTACCGCTACGACAAGGACTTTGACGTTGAGTTCAGAACGCTCAACGTCAAGGTCACACTGACGAACATCAGCAATGAAGCGGTGATGGACGTCGTGAACCTGTGTGATGCTCAACTCGGGCACCTTCACCAGTTTGCCGGTCGGCGGTGGGTCATGCAACCGGCGACGATCCGCCAGCCTCGCCCGCGTGAACTTGGCATCGACTACGCATGGGTGTCTGATCCGGGCAACGGCGGACTCGGGCAGCCTGCAGGCGTGGCACCGAGCGATTACGTGTATGTTCCATCGCGTCCTCCGTTCCACGTGTACGACGTGATCCCGACGCAGACGATCGGCGGACGTCCCGATGTCACCGTGACGTCACTGTTTCCGCAGACACTTCCGAGCGGTGGGGCAAATCCGTTCTACGACCTCAATGGGTGGCAGAACCTTCCGGGGACACCGATCTGATGAACACCGACACGAATCATCCTGTGGACGGAGAAGTTATCGCCGTGCGTGGATCGCCCGGCCCGGCAAGCGGAATCAGCATCGACGTCGTGTGTCACGGCGCGTCGGGCGATGAGTTCTTCAACGACGTCAGGCCGATCCACCTCCCGGATGACTTCGATATCATCATCCGAACGGGGCAGGGCGTTACGATATCGTGGCGTGGCGAAGAGGCTCGGTTCTCTACGCCGTGGGTGCCGGTGACGACCGAGTGCGGGATGCTCTTGACATGAACGCAACCGATCCGATCCTGAGGCCGGGCGAAGAAGGCGAGATCAATCTCGGCGTGGCCGGGTCGCGGTGCGTCTACGCGTGTCCGGACCTTACCGACTTCGCGTTTCAGGTCGAGGTTCCGCTTGTGACCGGTTGGCCCGCAAGTGCGGTCGTGACGGCCCGCGTGTCGCAGGACGGGATGAACTTCTACTCGGTGGGAACGCCCGCAACTCTTTCGGCGGTTGGGGTGACGGCTAATATCGATGTGTCTGCGTACAACTACGTCGCTCTCGTCGTGACGACGGCGGGAGGTTCGGTGGCGACGGCGAAGGTTTACGGCAATGGGAAACGAATCCCGGCCTGATTGAAAGGACTCTCCAATGGCAACTCGCTGGGCCGTTCCTTCGTCCGATCTCTGGGATTGGGGTTCGACGTCCAACTGGTCATCGTCTGACGGCGGGGCGGGCGGTGCGTCGGTCCCGACGACCGGCGACACGGCGATCGTCAAGCAGGGCGTGTACTCGCTCGGCACGTCGAACCTTGATCAGTCGGCGGTGACGCTGGCCGAACTCAAGATCCTCGGCGGGTACGGTGGCGATCGGTCGGGCGTGCTGTTCCCGACCGGTTCCAACCCGCTCCTGATCAACGCCACGCTGGTAACGATCCAGTCTGAGCGTGTGGCGTCGATCAACCTGTCCGGCGCGTTCACGACGATCGACTGCAAGCAACTCCGCAACGGTCGGCTGTACATCTCCGGCGGATCATGCACGAACTTCATCGGCGGATCGACCGGATACGTCTCGATCGGAGACGATGTGGAACTGACGTCGTTCATCTCGGCTGGCATGGCGTTCGATATCCTCGCCGATGCGACGTCGGCGGGCGATCTGGATCTGATCCTGTCCGCGTCGGCCAAGGGCACGTGTGCCCGCAAGGTTTCGACGGGGACGATCGACGGTGATCTCACACTCAAGGACGCGGCAACCATCGCCATCTCATCCGGGTCAACGAAGGTCGTGACTGGCAACGGCGGCAAGTTGCGGCTCAACAACTTCGGGGCGATGGGCATCGTTCACGCTCTCAAGGGTTCGCTCGTCACGACAAAGGGCACGCCGGGATTCGGCACGCCCCCGACTCTGACAACGCTGTACTTCCACGAGGGGGCGAACATCGATATCTCGCCCTCGACCCTGACGATCACGAACAAGTACGGCGCGGGCTTCGACTTCGGCGGCGGTCCTGTGACGGTGATCTGACGTGTGCCAAACATCCTCGTCCAACAGCGGAAATGGGTAAAGGTCGGGCGTCGCATTGCCCTTGCGACGCCCGAATGCCTTGCCCGTTGTTGCGGTGGATGCTCACTGTGGCGTTTGCTTGCCCTGTGCGACACGACGCCCCGATGCGACGGTTCGGAGCCGCCGGTCCTCTACGCGTGGATCTGTGCCGCCGTGACGTGTCTGGACGGCTCACCGCTCAATCCGGGCCGGGTGGTGTCGATCGACGGCTTGTGCTGGACGGTCCAGATTCAACAGGTATCCCGTCCCCCGATCGGTGACCACGTTATCCAAGGGCTCGATCCCGTTCAATGCGTGAGCGGGTGTGACGATCCGGCGTGCCCGACGCCGACACTCTGGTTCCCCGGCCAGCGTTGCGGGGGTGGACAAACGGTCTACTTCTGCGGCATCGCACAATGCGGGATCTACAGGGCTTCGCAGGCGGCTGGAGGTGGCTGCTACCGCGTCGATCCGTCAGGGGGAGGTGTTGTCCTCCCGCCCGGTGCAATCACGTCTGCAGCCATCGCCGGGCCGTTTGCAGACTGCTGCTCGTGCGAGAACGTCTGCCGGGTGTGTCCGCTCGTCACAGGTGCGATTGACGATCCCACGTGCTTCGGCGAGTTGGACGAGTTCGGCATCCCGGTCGTCTTCTCCCGCACGTGTTGCCGATCCGTTCGGGCGTGTTACCGGGTGGACCGGATGATCGGTACGCAGACGTTCGATCCCGCCCCGTTCCAGCAGCCGTCGTCAATCGTGAATGAGTGGTTTCCCGGTACGACTGGACCGGATGGGGTTCAGGATGGGTACGTCCGCAACACCCGAATCATCGAGGGAGTTCCGCTCGTCACGGATTATCCGTACAGCCTCGGCGGGTGCGGCTTGTGCCCCGTCTTCCCCATCCTGCCGGATCGTGAGCCGATGTCGCTGACGTTCACCGGGGGAACGACGGTGCCCGAATGTCGATCGTTCAACCCGGACCTGACCGTGACCGAGTGGGGATTCTCGTTCCAGTGCGGGCAGATGACGCACCGCTCGGCGTACCGGTACAACGCGGGCGGACGCATCATCACGACGTCGTTCGTCTATGAGGCGTCGATCATCGACGACGACGATGGCGTTTGTGCCGGTCGCTGCTTTGGTCGCGGGGTGTCGTCCGAGCGGCGGAAGAACGTATCGACCTGTGCGGGGTGTGGGGCAGGTCAACAAAGGACACTGGCATGAGTTGGACGCACCTCCTCGGTGGCGCGTGGCAGTACCTGACCCTCCCCGATGCACCGGCGGCGGTCCAGAATGCTCACCTTGCCACGTGTGCGGCGTGTGACGCGTCGCGGGTCTACAACGAGGACGAGGTAGGGCGTCTGGTTCGATGGGCCGTGGGGACGCCTAGAGCCCTCTGGTGCGGTCATCCCGGCACACCGTCCCCAGACGGGTCCACGTGCGGATGCTGCGTGGGCGGGGAAGCATTGCCCGGCAATACGGGTGTGGTGACGCTGACCCACAAGGGGAGCGTGATCCAGTTCAACCCGGCCCTCAAGACTGAGAAGATGGGTAGCCCGTGCCCGCGTAGGAAGTGGTAAAACAAACAACCCCCAGCGTCATGGCTGGGGGTCGCTTGTCGTTCTCCGGTCGCACACCATACGGTGACGTGCCGGTGTCCTTCCCGTGTCTCTCGCACGGGCTCTCGGTTCGTCATGCAGCCGCCGAAGCGGTGCCGAGCAGTCGAAGGGCGGTATCGACCACGGCGAAGATGCGGGCGTCCGTCGCGTCCGCAAGGTTGACGGTCTTGATCCCGGCGAAGAGCAGAACAGCATCCCGCTCGGCATCCAACGCCTGACGCCATTCCGGATCGGCGGCGAGCGTGCGGAGGTGGGCAGCACGCGCCCGCGTGTAGTCCGCTACTTCCTTCGCCGTGTTCTTGAGGTCGAGTCCGATGTCTTTGATGATCTGTTCGAGGTCGTCCATGAATCACCTCACGGGTTGGAGTTGGTGAACGTCCGAACGGCGGCGTCAAACTGGTTGATCCGCTCCTGACGCGATGCCGCGACGCCGGGTGAGATCACGGGAATGCCGAGTGCCTGAATGCACTGTGCATTCTGACGGGCGGCGAGTCCGAGTTCGGCGTCTTCCTTCACGCCCGGCCACGTCGCTGCCATCGTCGGGCCGAGAACGCTGGTACGAGCAGCCTCGCCAGCACAGCCGCCGAGTGAGGCCATGCCAGCACACGCCAGCATCACGATAGAGAGTCGTCGATTCTTCATGGGTTCTCCGTTAGACGGAATTGATGGGATACAGGGACAACGACACACGTTGCCCAACATGCGGAAGGAACTTGATATTCTCAGGCTTGATCTCGGCGGCGAACTCGAAGTGAACGTGTACTGGGCCGGAACCGAACGACGTGCCATGAAAGGTCGCCAGCGTGGCGGCGAATCCGTATGGCGAAGTTGTGACGGCAGACGCCTTCGGAGCGGCTTCCAGATTGCAATCGATCACAGCAACGGAGTCACCATTTTCCCACGCGACGATCACCTCTCCATCGTCGTCAGCCACTCGAACGACGACACCATCGGTCGAACTGACGATGCCGTTTTCGCGAGCGTACTCAGCATCGTACCGAACGCGATCGCCAAACTTGAATGCCATGTTGTGCTCCCAGCGGTTTGAGTGAATGAACCTTCCGACATCGGCATCATACCCCAAGTTCGCGGGCGATGCCAATCGGATCGAAGTCGAATCCCTCGTCCGGTCCCGCCTCCACCCGTTCACCGTCCACCGTCACGAACTTCGGCACGTTCTTCGTGGTCGCGAGGTCATCGCCCTTGTAGATGGGGATTGTTGTACACCGGCAATTCCATCCGTTGGGGGGCAAGATTTCTTTCCACCTCGGATGGTCGATCGGAAGCCGCAACCCGTCAAGGGCGGCATGGTTCGGCCTCACGCGATCATCCCCGACCGTGACGTACTCTCGACCCCAGATGATTTCTTGGATCGCCTCATCCTGCTCAGCGGCGTACATACCAGCCGAGTACGCGAGTTGCGTTTGCGTCCTCGCCTGCGTCTCGATCAACCACGGCTTGGCGTTCGTCATCCCCGCGTCGTCGAATGCCTTGCGTACCAGTTCCTCGGTGCCCCGATAGTGGAGTCCCTGCCGCGTCGCCTCGGCCACAGCCGCCCGTACCTGTGCCTCCAACACCCCGCCCATCGACTTCATCGCCTGTACCGCTTGCCCCTCGAATCCATCGAACAGCGTGCCGAGTGCTTCCTTCGACATGCCCGCCCGCTTCTCGGCGAACCCCACAATCTTCGTCCACCTGCCGAGAACGTCCACAACCTCATCGCCCCGTGCGAGTTCGTTCTTTGCCAGCCGTTTCGACTGGTAGGTACCCATGATGTACGCGGCTGTCATGGCCTGTGCCATGAGGGGCACGAAGTCGCGGAGTTCGCGGTTGATGATGGCTTTGGTTGCACCGCCGCGCCTGACGGCCCGCATCACGGCGGTACGAATCTGGACTCCCATCGACCCCAGCGGGTCAACGGCCTTCGACGCGATGCGGTTCACGTCGCGGTCCTGACGCTCGGCGATGGCTCTCGAACGCTTACTCGCTGGCATGACGATTATTCCACGCTCGGACGATCTGCGTGCCGATGTACTCCGCCACTTGGACTACGACGGCGTTACCGCATCCCTCAACTCTCCCCATCCAATCGGGAATCCCATCACGGCCTCCGCGAAAGAGGGGTGAAGGTACTGGGGATCGTCTTCGCAATCCCTCAAACCCTCCGCCATCTTCGCACCACGAAAATGCGGGCTGCCTCTGTACCGCTTGCGTGAAGTGCCCTTGCTCTCGTTCTTGCCGATCGTGGGCAAGCATGAATACCCGATCACGCTGATGAGGGGCACCAACGGCACACGCTGGTACGCAATCCCATTCAGCACCATACCCGCACGCGGCCAAGTCCCCGAGAACCGTTCCCATCCCTCTTGCAAGCAACGCTGCCACGTTCTCCAGCACGCACCCGTAGGGTCGTACCACGCGAAGGCAACGCACGACTTCCCAGTAGAGTCCTGAACGACTGGCGGAAACTCCGGCACGCTTTCCGGCATTGGATACGTCCTGACAGGGGAAGCCGGCGACGAGGTAATCGAACTCTCCGAACTCGTGTCCCTGCACATCTCGCACGTCCTCCATTCGCTTCACGTGGGGCCAGTGTTTGGCGAGCACCTTTCGGCAGTACGAATCGATCTCGACTTGGCCGACGCATTCCATGCCCGCCCGTTCCAGGCCGAGATCCATCCCGCCGATGCCTGCGAAGAATGAGACGAATCGCGGTGGTCGCATGGGTCAGTATACCATGCCGACATCGGAAGTCTATTCGATGGCACGGGATCGGCGGGAGGCTGGCATGGTTATTCTGGCTCGATCGGGTTCACGATCGGATGGTTGTCCAGTTCGCCATTCAGGCAATGGACCACTAACTCTCCGATGTTGTCCTCATATGACTCTCTCATGAGCACACGACACACGGCGATCGCGTCCTCTCTGGTCACGACGTAATCCATGAGCCGCAACTGAGACGCACCGTCCCTTCCCTTGCTCGTCATTCGGAGTGGGCCGGACATGAAACCGATGGCTATGAGGTGATCGATCGCCCACATGACCATCAGTGCCCGCTTCGCCCCATCACTCAGTTCGCCTAGGTTCGCTCGGTCCATTCACCGCCTCCTGTTCAAAGTCGATGTACGCTCGCCGCAGTTCCGTCGCCTGCTCGGTCAGGCCCATCGCCTGCAACTCGTCCGCCGTATCCCACACCGCACGCATGAACCGCACCATCGCGGGCAGGTCGTAGAACGAGATGGAGATTGGGCGGTCAGGCATTACGGTGATTCATGCCCCCATAATACCTTCCGTCGTCGGAACGTCAAGACTTCTTCGGCTTCTTCGCGGGCCGGTTCCCCACCCCCGGCTTCGTGCCCCTCGCGGCTTTCAGGGACGCGGCGATGGCCTTCACGCTGGGAGCGTTCGACAGGTCGGGGGCGGTCGCTGGCGTGAACGTCGCCGCCGAGTTGAAGATGGAGTCGATTGCCGCACGGTCCACGCTCGGGAACGCGATGTACGCGATCGACTTCGCAACGTCGGGACTGGTCTGCTTCTCGATAACGGCCTGAGCCAGTTCGCGAAGGGCCGTGATCTGGATGCCCGTAAGGGCCGTGTCCTGAACAGCATCGCCGCCAGCGGGAACCGTAGTCGGAACAGCCGTGGCGTCCCCTCCCAGCGGAGCGGAGAACGGATCGCCTTCGCTGATATCCTCAGCCGCCTTCGGCAGATTCAGCCGGTCCAGCACCGCATCCATGTCGAGGTCCGTCCGCATCAGGTCCGGGGCAGACGTGTACAACCCCTTCACCAACTCGCGGAACAGCATCAACTCCTCATCCTCGATCGGGGCAGGTTTCAGATACACCTTGCCCCGCGTTTCCGGTCCGAAGTTCGTGGACAGCACATCGTCCACGGCTTGCATGTTGATCTGCCGCACGATGTCGTCGAGAACGCTCTGGCTGATCGACAACGCCACATCGCCGTGCGTGCCCGCCTCGGCCTTCGTGCCGTACTGACCCTCCAAGATCGCCCGCTCGGGGATCAGGTACCCGCGTGCCTTGAGTTTGTCCTGATACGACAGTGCCCCCACAAACTCCGCGCCGTGACCCGCACGCGGTTCGATGAGTTGAATCTTCCACGCAAGCAGGTCGTTCAGGTTCGCCCCGTTACGGAGTGCATCCTCGGCCCACGGGTGCAGCGTGTTCGGCATGGCGATGCCCGTCGCCTGCGAGAGCATCGCCAACGCCCGAACCGCGATCTGGTAGTTCGTGAGCACGCCCCCATTCTCGTCGAACCCCTCACCCTCGGGGTACGTGATCATCGGGATCACGCCCGCCGTCTTCGTCTGGTACTGCTCGAGTTTCCTCGCCCCGCCTTTCCACGGTGCCCACGCCCACCGGCGAAGGTTCTCCATCCTCGAACGCCCATACCAGTTGTCTCCCTCCACGTCGTAGGAAATCACCAGCGACTTCGATAGGTCCAGCATCACGCCATGCTGACGCATCCCCGTCATCGTGCCGTACTCGTCAACCGTGATCTCCGTCCAGTCCGGGAGCAGCGGCTTGAACTGCGAGATGATGGTGTACCCATCCTCGATCGTCCACACCTTCTCGAACCCCTGCCAGCCGTAGTAGATCGACCGCACGGCCTGTTGAAGAATCCACGGGCGATGCGACTCGAAGATGTCTGTGATGAGCGATACGGCTTCCTCGGGCGCGTCGTCGTCGGCTTCGACGCTCCACCCTGCCGCCCGGATCGGAGCCGCCGCCGCCGCTTGGCACAGGGCGATGGTCGGATCGTTAAGCATCTCGCGATAGGTCGCGTAGTCGCCACACCCAGCCGTCTCGCTCTGTTTCGCCAGCGTTCTCAGGTCATAGGCGAAGCCGTATCCCTTGCTCTGAGACTTCGTGAGGGGCTTGCCGTTGGTGTTGGGGATCGGCGGGGTGTACATGCTGAATCATTGGCGGGTCACGGCTTGAGCATCACGTACACATCGAGCGAATGGTCAAACTCCACCTTCATGCCCAAGAGCGTTTCGACCGTTTGCCAGTCACTCGGGAGTTGATCTCCGAGCAGTTCGGCCATGCTTTCCCGCGACTCGAATACGATTGTTTGGGGACGAACCCCTATGTTTCGGAGCATCGCTTGACGTTGGCCCTGTACCGCTCGAATGAAGTCTGTGCCCGTCATTTCTTGCCTTTCTGTCGGTGCAGACTCGGACGCAGGTAGTGAATGCGGTACCGCTCCGCGTCAGCCGAGTGCGATCGCTGTTGATCAGACTTGTCCGGTACGCCGTCCTCGCTGTTCCTCAGTCCCTTGAAGTCCGCAATCAGTTCCTCGCACCGGGGATGAATCAGGTACCGACGCTTGCCGTCCAAGTCGCACAGGACGTCGTTGACGCACATCACGCTATCGACGATGCGGGGATTGGCCTTCGGCACGCGGATGCGGTACCGCTTCGTCGTCGGCGTCCTGCCGAGTTCCTGCACGAACCCCATGCGGTGTAGTCCTGCCTTGACCAGCGAGTAGTACGTCTCCCCTACGCTGGCGTTCTCCATCGTCCGTTGGTTGCCAGCCGCATCACCGAAGAGTTGGAGTTCGGAGTAGTTCCATCCGATCGTCTTGATCAACTCCGCGAACTTGGTCATCATCCCGCGAAGGTCGAGGCCCTCTTCGTACAACTCATAGACCGCCGTGAACGTGTCCTCGATCGGGTTGTGCTGCCCGATGATCGCGTGCATGCCGGGGCGGATGTTGAAGTCGATCGACATTTGCAGCGGCAAGCCGGGCACGAGATCCACGGACGCATTGACGTTGGCCGTTCCAAACTGCGAGTAGGTGAGGCCCGATCGACGGTCAACCGGACGCTGTTGGTACCGGGCGAACCATCCCTCCTCGCCGCGCCGCTTGATGCGGGCGTAGTCCTCTTCGGTGTGGACGGCCCGACACAACGCTTGCCCTTTCGGACGGCCCATCGGGTCGTTCTCTTCCGCGATGGCCGGCAGGCACACCACGTCCCACGGCTCATCGGTCTGGCTCATGAGGTACCCGCACAAGTCCTCGGGATGCATTCGCTGCATGAGGACGAAGATGGACGCACCTCCGTTGAGACGCGAGTACACCTCGTCATACCAGCGGTGGACCTTCTCGCGTGCCTCACGCTTGTACAGGTCTTCCATCTTCGAGTGCGGGTCGTCGATGATGAGCAGGTCGGCACCGAAGCCCGTGGCGGCGGCGTCGAGCCCGAACACGCTCATCGACCCGCCCTCGGGTGTGGCGAACAGATTGGCGGCGGTCGCGTCGCGTGCGAGCGTTGTCCCGATGTGCCGGTTCGCCCGCATCTCATTGCGGACACGACGCCCCCACAGGTTGCCAAGTTTCTGCGTGTTGGTCTGGAGCATCACCTGCTTCGTCGGCCAGTTGTGGAGGTACCACACGGGCGACCAGAACGAGCAGAGCGTGGATTTGTAGTGGCGGGGCGGGACGTTGACGATCACGCGGGCGTTGGGCGTGGTGGCTGCCCGTGCGATGCGTGCCCCGATGTAGACGAGGTGCTTGTAGAGAACGAAGCCCCCGCCGCTCGCACGGTTGGCGAACACGGCGGGGTTGAGTTCGGCGATGCTGCGTGCTGTCTCGGTGGCGACGCTCAAACGCCTTGCCCCTCGTTCAACTTCTCGCTCAGCCGCAACAGTTCCTTCGCCGCGTCCGGGTCTTTGATCAGGTCCAGCACCGTGTCATGCGGCGACTTCCCCGCATTCGTGACCGTCGCCTGCACCTGAATCGCAGGCTCCGGGTTCGCGTGCCTGAACTGGAACTGCGTCTCCGAGATGTTCTGACCCTGCAACATCGAGAGCGTCCGAACGCACGAATCGATCCGCCGCTTGTTCCCGCTCACCCGCGCCGCCCGCAACGCCTCCAACTGTGCGAGGATGATCTCCTCCCGGATCTTCGGGTCCGTCAACAGCGGCCAGAGCGACGTCTGATACTTGCTCATCGCCGACCGCAACATCGCCTGATCCGACCGCGATGCCATGTCCAGACCCAACGCCGGTACGGTCGTGCCCTCGGCCTTCACCTCTTCCGGTCGCTGGGGGGCAACGTCTGAGACGGACCTGATCGGCTTTCCGCGATTGCGTCCCCCTGACCCCGAACCTCTGGAAGGCTTACCCATGTCGGTAGTCTATGCCCTTCTCCCGCCTGATTGGGCAAGTCGATGATCCTGACGACTTGGGCGACGTTTGCGAGGATGAGCCCGAAGATGCACGCGTACAGGTACAGCGTGCGACGCTCGACTCGTTTCATTCTTGCTTCGAGTTTGAGGAGCCTTATCCCGTCGATGTGTACGCAATCCAGCAGCGAGGCCGTGGACTGCACAAGAGCGGGCACCGCGTCCAAGCGATTGTCTTCCATGTTCACCGTTTCCTGATCCTACCGCCCCCGCGCGGGTTTTCAAATGGGACGGTTCACTCGGGACACTTGCGGTCCCAGTTCTTCGCTTCGGCAAGGGCGTTCTCGCACGCCTCGATGGTGAGGTTGTATCCCCTTCCTCCGCATGAGTCTCGGTCATGCTTGAGGCACGTCACGGCTGATTCAAGGGCACTGAGGAGTGTGATGGCGATAGACGGGTCATGCTGGACGGCCCGCACGAATGAATTGGGCGATCCGTGTGCAATAACGCGAACGTGATTCATGGCGTTCCCTTCGGGGTGAGGAGGGAGAGGGCGTGGCGATACTTCGCGAGCGGGTCGCCGTCGCCCTCGTCATCGTGTACGAGTGGTTCGCACATGGCGATCATTTCCTCCATCGCCTCCCTCGCGGCCTTGATCGCGGCGGCGGGGTCGGGGATGCCACTGAGGGCGTTGTGCGACTCCAGCAGTTTGGGAACGTCGTACAGGTCAGACGAGAGTTCCTCTCGGCATTGTTGGCACAACTTTCCGCCGTATTCGAGGTAGGCCGAACAGCAACGACACTCGGATGGTGTTGATCTCATGCGTTCTCCTTCGTGCGGGAGAGGAGGTTGCGAATGTCCTCAATGTTTGAGTTCAGAGCCGATGTCACCTCCCGATCTGCTGATGGGTCGTCACACCGATCGTCGTAGTGTTCTTCGAGGTCGAACACGACATCTCGCAACAACGCCAACGCCTCCCCCAATGCATCCGACTTCGCGGCTTCCACGGCGTTGGGGCCGAAGTGCTTCAAATACGAACGTGCCGCTGGGGTGAGGACCGATAGGGGCATCATGTTTGTTTCGGGCGTGTGCATCACTTCACCTCCTCAACAAGTTTCTGGATTCCGGGGGCGGAGAGGGCGAGGCGGAATCTCTCGCACGACGCGAGGGAGGAGAGTTCCTCCACCTCCGCATCCCTTGACGCACGGCATGCGGCGTGGAACTGATCGAAGTACCCCGTGATGATCGTGACGAGATGATCGTCCTCGTCTGGCGTTGCGGGTCGTCGTGCGATCTGAATCAACGACCGCGCAACCCATTCGGGCGTTGCGGTCACGGTCAATGTTCGTCCTTCACTGCTCATGGGTGCCTTTCGGGGTGGTCGGGTACGCCCTATCCATGTACCTCTTCGCGCCAACGATCTCGCCCGAACTGAGTACATCTCTGTACTCATCTTCATCCAACAAGTCTCGGACGTGTTGCACTGCTGATTGTCGCGATTGGCCGTAGCAATCAGACACGTTGTCGATCTCGCTCTCAACCCAGTCTGATATCTTTCCGACTCCCATATCCATCTCCTTGTGTCAATCCCGCCCGCTCGCCGGTAGGCGGGGGACGGGGCGGGAAGTCAGTGCGACCCCCGGAACGCATCCTCGATTGCATCTTCGATGGTGTCTCCCACACCGTATCCCATACTGTTGCCATCGTCCTGCTTCTCGACGTAGAACTTGCCACCAGACCCGCCGTGCGACAACACGACACGCCGGTAGTCGCTTGCTTCCAACCACTCCTTCACGGTTGCTTCAATGCTCATGCGATGCTCCTTATCGACGCTCCCCACCATACCCTGTACCACTGATGAACCGCCCGTCGTCCGTGAATGCGTAGACTCCTGGGGCCGGTTCAACATCATTGTGTTTTTCTTCGATTCGCTTCATGGCCCGCACATAAGCCATATCCTGAACGCGGCCCTCAAACGCTTCTGGGTCGATGTTGATGAGTTCCATCGCCCGTTCGCTCAGATTCTCAGGGAGCGGATCGCCGATCGCTCCCTTTATGCCGCGTGCCGCACACCAATCGGCTGCCGCGTCGTATTCGAGCCATGCAGCGCCGGGGATGTTGTTGTCGAAGTTACTCATTTCGATTCTCCTTTGTTCTTCGGCTTCCTCCCAGGCTCGGATGCGGGCGAGAAAGTCATCTGCGATGTCCTCGGCAGTAACGCCATCCGCCGCATTGATGTTGAGCGGGGCGACGAGCGACATGAACATCTCGGCATCCGCCACGGTTGCGGAACGCTGCTCAGATTCGCTCGGCTCGATCCCATCCGCATCCAAAAACAGCCGATCTCGGTGTTCGTGCCGATGGTTATCGATTCGCTTCGCGGTCTTCATGGTTCACACTCCAGATTCCCCCCGAGTGGTTATTCGGCATTGGCAAACGATTCGGACTCGATCCGACGAGCAAACCGGCAAGCCTCGATCACGCTCATGAAGAACGCGATACGCTCGCCCGACGCCGAGTCAACGACTCGGTATCCACCGTTCGTGTGGTACTGGACTTCAAACCGGATGGTGTTGCAGATGTTCATGCCGATATCATACCGATATCGGTAGCCAATGCAAGCCGCTTGAATCGGATTTCAACCCACCCAGCACGTAAACCCCGCTCCCGCAAGGGTTACGACGCCGAAGATTTTTTCCTGCCCCTCGGCATGTCCCGCTCGATGGCCCGCGCCGCTTTGTGATCCCAGAGCGTCGCCACCCCGATCCGCTTGGCCGGAACGACCCCCCTCGCCACCGCACGCGACAACACCGCCCTCGGCGTGATACCCATCCGGTCCGCGATCTCCTGCGTCGTCGTAAGTGCCTTGCTCATATCGGTAGCATATCCGTAGACGGTCAACCGTCAACCCCATTCGGCTCCATCTTGATCCACCCCATCGCAAGGCACGCGGCCTTGAGTCGTTCGGTCTGCCCCAACACCTCGGCCATGTGCTGGACCATGTTGTTGCGGAGCCCGCTCACCTGTTGGCGTTTGATCTCGTCTCCGCTCGGCTGGTTGGCATTCAGGACAATGCGGTTGTGCCCCATCGTCGATTCGATCCCTTCCGCCAGCACCATCGACTCCCGCGCCTCTTTGCACGACCGCTCGATGAGCGTCAACGCCGCGAGCATGTCTCGCGTCACGAGGGCGGGGTTCGGCTTGGACGGAATGGCGTGCCCGTTGTCTTGCATGGTCCCATCATACCGACATCGGAACGGAAAATAAAGAACCCCAACAGCCGGTCAGACTGTCGGGGTCGGTCCTCCGCTGGGGGGGCGAGAGGGATCAGATCAGGGTACCGGCAGACACGCCGACCGCCGCCGTGTAGTACGAACGGCCAGCACCGTAGCCGCCCGCACAGGTCACGGGAGCCGTGCCAGACAGGATGCGGTAGATGTTGTCGGACAGGTCCGCCGTCGTCGAGGCGTGGCAAACGATCGCCTTCGTAGAGGATGCGGTGTTGTTCGCCAGAACGCAGTTCTTGACCTGCAACCGGGAGACGGCGGCGGAGTTGTCGATCGCTCCGAGCGTGGTGGTGAAGTTGCCGTTGATGGTCGTTCCGAGAACGCGGATGTCATTGCCAGCCGCGATGCGGATACACGCCGCAGTGCCAGCGTCCGCCGATCCGTGGAACCAGCAATCCTGAATCAGCATCCGATCGGCACCGGCAGCCGTGAGGATTCCGAGCGTCGCCTGATTCGTGGCGTCCGCAAACTCCATCTCGCACCCGATCATCGCGAAGTCCGCCGCCGACACGTTGATCGCGGCGGTCACGGCGTCAAAGCCGATCGGAGTGAAGACGAGATTCTGGAAAGTCACGTTGGCGGCGGTCACGTCCACCGACGCACCGACCGCCGTGGTGTAGTTGATCTTCGGGCGGGCGCGTCCCCTGCCGAGCCCGACGACGGTAACGCCAGCCTTCGACGCCGCGACGCCAGCAGCCGCCGTCACCGTCTCGACGTGATTCTGGGCCACGCACACCACATCGCCGTTGTTGGCCGTACACGCGGCGATCGCGTAGTTGATCGTCGAGAACACCTCATCGACCTGCAACCCCCGTCCGGCAGAGTTTGCCGCGCCGGTGATGGTCGAGCCGACGAAGAACACATTGCCGATGCAGATCGGATGGACGGCCAGCAGTTGGGCCATCAGTTGACGCGTACGGGTCGGGGTAGCCATGATCGAATCTCCTTGCGGTTGGGGTACGCCTGAACCGCTCGCAGGCACTCACCGACTCGTCGTATCAGAGCGAGAGATCGTAGTCGAAGTTCATCGACGTCGCGCCGGTCATGTCGAACTCCACGAACCACCCATGATATCCGCCCATGTGCGGGATGATCAGCCTCGCCGCCTTGTCATCGGCTGGCGAATACGCCGTCAGATTGCCCAGAGCGAACGCCGTTTCGAGCGTCGATCCGATACCCGGCGGCGTCGTCGCGGTCGTCGCAAGCGTGGCCGTGATCGTGTCGGCGATCAACTCAGACGACGTGTACACGCCGCCATCACCGCTGACGCCAGTTGCGGACCCAAGCGTGATCGTCGAAGTGTCGGCGATGTACGGGACGAACGACGCATCGATGCATTGCGTGAGGTCTGGATTCGGACTCTCGGCTGTCCGAGACAAGCCGAACCGACACAACCAGAGACGGTAGTTTGCCGTCTGGTTGTTCGTGCCCACCCCGCCGAATCCGATGTTCGCCCCACGGAATCGGCCCATGAGGATGATCGGGTGTGTGTTCGTCCCGTCGCTCACGGTCGGCACGCCGCTCGTCCACGTGATGGCCTTGCGGCCCGCCGTCATCGTGAACGACGCCTGCGTCGAGTTGCTCGACCGACCGCGACGGACGCCCTGCGCTTGGTTCTGTAGCCTCATGGTGTTCAGTCCTCGTCTTCGTCGTCATCGTAGTCGGTCGGTCCACCCACCGCCGCCGACATCGCCCGGACAAGCATCGACGCGGCGGGCACGACACTCGGATATTGACTCGCACCGCGATTGCGGACGAACGATCGACCGTTGATCCCGTTCGTCGGGGCGTAGGCCAGCGTGACGGACGGATCGATCTTGGAAGTGCGCCCCGCGTCGGTCGTGCCGAACGAGAGCGTGGTGTCGCTCCAGGTGCCAGCCGACGTGTAGAGGGCGTCACGCCCCGCACCGTTGCCGAGCCCGCCGTCGTGGGGACCGTCGCCGGAGTTGGCCGCCCATTCCGCCGCGGTGTCGCGCTGGGTGCCGGACACGTCAAACCGGCCCATGCGCGAGTACCAGTTGTTCTGGCACACGAGGTAGGCGGGATCGGTCGAGTAGAGCGGCACCTGCGTCGTCGAGATGTCGTAGGCAAACACCCAGTACGTCGTGTTTGTCGCGTCGTTGGAGTGGAAGATGCACGAGTAGCACCGGATCTTGGCCGTGAGCGTTCCGTTGCCGTCGAAGAGGACGATGGATTCTGAGAGCGTCGTCGCCGCGGATGCGATCGTGCAGTTGCGGGCGTGGAAGATGAACGCGGGCGTGCCGCTCCCGGCGTTGGTGAACTGAATGAGGCGGTGGAACGTCGCCTGCGAAAGCCCTTCGATGGAGTAGATCGACTCCTCCCATTCGACCACGCACCCGGTCCCGAGCGTTGCGATGATGGGGAAGAAGCCGACGCCCGTTCCGAGCGAGTGGACGGCCAGATCGGGGCATCGGTACGTGCATCGCTTCCAACGGATGTGGCAGTCGGACGAGTACGTCACCTTGCCGTAGTCGAGTCCCGCGTACCCACCCGCGTAGGTGAGTTTGCGGTTCATCGAGCACTCTTCCATCCACGAGCCCCACGCCGAATCGGTGTGCGGCGTGTAGGAGAGCGTCTGGTAGGTGCGCTGCGCGAAGTGCGGATCGGTGACTCGATAGTCCCAGATGTTGATGGTGTTGCGGTACGCCATCCGACCGCTCGTGATCCGGGGCAGGCAGAAAGCATTACCGCCGTGGCTGTACATCAGTTGAGCCGCGTTGTTGCCGCCCGTGCCGCCGCCGATCGCAGTGCCGAACACGTCTGCCGTGTTTGAGAACGACGTGCCATCGTGGTACACCGGGCGGTAGCAGTTGAACGTACACGATTCGACCGTCCAACGCGAGATGTCGCAGTAGACCGGCGACCCCCCACTCCCAGTCGTGTTGCCGCTGTAGACAACGATCGGGTTATACGAGGTCGTCGTGATTTCGCTCACAACCTCGGAGTTGAACTCGCATTGGGTGATGCTCAGTCCGTCGAACTCGAGCGAACCTCCCGAACCGGTTGAGAGAAGCCCGATGTGATGCCAACACCCATCCATGCGAACGCCGCGAACGACGTAGTTGGTGTGTCGCGTCGGCGTCGCGTTGAACTCCACGCCGTAGCACGCGATCCCGACCTGAACGTACATCGGATACAGAATGCCGCACGTCGTCGGACCCGAACCGATCAGCCGCAGGTTCTGACCGTTCATCTTGAACATGATCACGTCCGAACCCGGACGGTACCTGACGGCGATGTTACCCGATGCGAGCGTCGAGTTGACGTGAAGCGTCGTGCCCGTGTGGTAGAACGAGCCAGCCGTAGACTGGCACAACATCGCACTGTTGACGTATTTCAGGTACAACTTGCGGCGTCCGTCGCTCGTCACGTGCGACGGGTCGCTCATCTCGAAGTCAACCTCGACCGCCTCGATCGTCAAACCAGACGGGATCGAAAGCGTGTTGGTCTGATACCCGCTCCCCGTCAATGCAAAGATCGTCCCGTAGACGTCCCACGTGTTATTGCCGAGCCTGATTTCCAGATCGTCACACGTCTGGGCCGAGTCGAAGAGAACCTCAGATCCAGTTCCGCCAGACGGAATGAAGAAGTATCCATCAAGGTCAACGACGATCCTCGTGCCCGGATCAATCGCGGCGTACCCGTCCGCCAGTTGAGCGGCCTTTGCGATCGTGCGAACTGCCTGCGACACCGAGAGGCCGGTGTTCGAGTCGGAGCCCAGTGTGCGGGCGTAGATGGTCGCGTCAGCCATGCCTCAATCATTGGCGCATGAAAAACGGCGGGCACTCCCAACGGGAGCGACTCACCGCCGTTACGTGGACGCGTGTTTTATCGGTCAGCAGGACGCACGATCAGCCGCATCGACTCGCGGATGTCGCATTCATTGTCCATCGTCAGGCAGCACTCGTGCGAGATCACAAGATGCTCGACTTCCGCCGCCGTGAACGTGCCCGCGAACGTCAGGTAGAACCCCCTCGTTTCGCCGTCCGTCGTTGCCGCGTAGTCGTCGGTCTGCACGCCGCTCCGCAGTCCGCCCTGCTCGGTGTGGGCCAGCACGCGGATCGCACGCGAGAGCGGGCCGTACGCCTGAATCGTCGGCTTGCACGTGTACGTCACGAGGACCGAAACCGTGTAGTTGCCGGGTTCGATCGGGCCGGAAACGAAGCCGCTGCCCCAGAGTTCGTGTGTCGCCCCGCCATCGGCGAACCTGATCGCCACCGCCGCACACAGGCCCAGATCGTCCGATGTTCCCTGCTTCCACTCGCACTTTCCGCCGTGGTCGGCGTCCACGCTGGTGTACTTCCGCGCCGGATACACGCCGTCAGATGTGTCGGGTCGCATGGTCGCGGCTCCAAAGACGAGGGACAGGACGAGGGACAGAACGGCCTTGAAGAAAACGATCGATGTCATGTGATGCTCCACGTCAAGAGATACCCCACCCGAATATACCCTACCGTAGTCGGAAAGTCAATGCGGTCATTTCGCGGATGCCAGCGTCAGGCCGGAACGCTCCTCGGCTTCGCGGGCGATCAGCCGAGCGACGCGGGCGAATCGCCTGTCCCTCGATTGCGGGGCGTGTTTCAGCAGCGTCACCGCCCGGCAGAACGCCACGTAGTCACCGGCGTCCTTCGCACCCACACGCTCGCCCGCTGCCGCGAGTTCGGCGTACGCGGTCTTCGGGTCGAACTTCTCAAGGCATTTGTCGATGCACGCCTCGGCCCATTGCGGACACCGTGACGAACAGCACGAAACACACGTCGTCAGGGACGGCTGATTCTTACACTCGCCGTCGAAGCACCCTTCGCCGTTGGAATACCCCATCGACTGCTCCTTTGGTCGCGTGTGAATGAATGCCAGATGGAACGCCAGACCCACGCCGGCGAAGAACATCACCGCTCCGATTACCGCCGTGATCCGGCTTGCCTCACCCATGAGTCGGCTCCTTTGCGGTTTCATATCGCCGCTGGTCTTCGGTCATCTTGAGGTTGCGGAGATCGTGGACCAGTTCACGGGCCGACGCCTGAGACTTGATCGCCTGCTCGACTACCGATGTGTGCGACTTCACGAGGTCCGTCAGAATCGAAAGGTGGGCCGCTACCTGAGCGATATGGGCGTCGGTACGGGCCGACTCCTTTGCCCGGTAATCGCCCATCATCGTCTGCATGTTGGCAAGCATCGCATCGGTACGCAACTGGTTCGCCGACTGCATCGCCTCAAAAAGTCTCGACATTTTATTCACGCCCCACACGAGGGCTCCGATCACGCCGAGCCCCTGTGCGGTCTGGATTCCAACCCCAGTAACATCAGGGATTTGCGACACTTCGGCGATCAGTGCGTGCAGCGTTTCCCACATTCCAAAGGCCCTCGTCTCACCGGGGGACTGGCATCATCGTATGCCTTTTCTGGTTGACGTTTGCGAACCATCGGCTATGGTCTAATGCCTACCGACGACGGTAGCACAAAGGAGAACACCATGAGCGTCTGTCAGGTCCGGTACGTCGCCCGCAACATCGACGAAGCCGAGCAGTTTTTTCGGCATGGGTTCCATCCCAAGAGCGAGAGCGGAGAAACCGTACTGCTCCACAACGAGGCCAACGACGAGGCGATGTACGTGGACAACATCCTTGCGGCCCGCGAGTTTTTCAGCGAGGCCGAGAACCTCAAGAGCAACCACGCCCTCGTCTGGCGTCGATACGCCGTGTTGTCCGTGCTTGCCCAGATCCGAATGGACTGGACGGGCCGACTCTGGATTTGCACGTTCTCTGAGTCGGTGTACCGCAAGCGTGACGGCGTGATGATCCAACTCGCCGGGCGGGGCGAGCACCCGTACGAGGCCATGTCGAATCTCTACGACGACGTGACGGAAGAGGCGAACGGCGAAGTGGTTATCGTCCGTCCGCACCGTCCCGATCAGATGGAACTGATCTGGAGTGGGTGGAACTGGATGGACCCGGTGAAGTTTGCGGCGATGATGGCCGATCCAGAGAATCAGGACGAGCCGGAGGGAGGGAATGGAGACAAGCGATGAACGGATGGACTCTTTCCAAGGACGGGCGGACGTACACGCGGGGCGACTTCCGCATCACGCGGAGCGGCGGCGAGTGGTGTCTGTCGCACCGGACGGGTGCGATTGAGGCCGAGATGTTCGCCCGTCCGTCCGACGCGATGAAGCACGTCGTACACATGTCGCGGATCAACGCGGCAGAGAAGGACTTGGGGGTTCGTGGGACCATCAACCAGTCGCGGCGTCTGCTCGCGGCGATTCGCAAAGCAGGAGGATCACATGAATGACGGCCTTATCGTCGTGTCTGGACCGAGCGGATCATGCACGATTACCGCCGACCCACAATACGCCCTCGCCATCTTCGCCTGCGTGAAGTTTGCGATCGAGTACGGACCGGAGACGGAACCAGACAGGAGGGAGGAAATGCGCGACCGATTCGCCGTATTCATGGCGGCTGCTCTTCGCGATATCGAGGACGCCACGGAAACGGTGTACGACGCCGCGATCGGGTATTTGCGGACACATCGCGAACGCATCAGGCGAGAGGGTAACGACAACGTGATGGATTACATCGAAAGGAACGGACTTTGAGCAATCTCCAACCCCACAACGAACAAGGCGGGCTCGCTCGCGTCGAGCCCAGCATCGGCGAGATGATGGAGATGGCCTTGAAGACGGGCGTTTCTCCCGACTCAATCAAGGCACTCTGTGATGCTTTCGTGCAGATGGAGGACCGCAAGAACGCCCGTGAGTTCTCACAGGCAATGGCGAAGTTCCAGACCATCTGCACGCCGGTAAAGCCCGATGCGTGGCGGGTACTCAACAAGGCCGGGGCGAAGGTGCCGTACGCCACACTCGAAGCGATTCAGCGTCACATCGCAAAGCCCCTCGCCGAGTGCGGGTTGTCCTACTCGTTCTCACAGGACGAGGACAAAGGACGCGTGAAGGTGACGTGCCTCGTGCGGCACGACAACGGCCACACACAGCCGTACACGTTCACGGCGGTTGCGGGGTCGGCGTCTGGTGCAACGCCCGACGTGACGAACCTCATGGCGACGAAGACGGCGATGCGGCGTGCGATCGCCCTCGCGTTCGCGTTCGTGATCGGAGACATTGAGGACGGGCCGGATGATCCTGCCGACGTCATCACGCCCGAGCAGGCCGAAGCCCTGCGGCGCGGGCTGGCCGAGACGGGCGGGAGTGAGCAGAAACTTCTTCAACTCCACAACGTCAGCCGCATCGAGGACATCCCGGCTGCTGCGTTTACCGTGACGATGAACATGATCGACTCCAAGCGAAAGGCCACGCGATGAGCGAGAAGAAGATCGACGACGGCGGGGCGGCGTTTCCGTGCAAGCATTCAGACTTTTCACCCGCCGATCATGGCATGACGCTCCGCGACTGGTTTGCGGGCAAATCCATGTCGGACACCGAGTACGAACTGATCAAGCGTGGATTCTTCGTTGAACACCCCGACCGTGACCACGTGAGCCTGTTTGAACTTCGGTACTGGCATGCGGACCGCATGATCGCCGAGAAGCGGCGGACGGAAGGGGGCGGCAAGTGAGCGACGACATGAAGCGAGTCAGACGCGACGTGGACATGATCGGGTGGCAGATTGTGGTCGTAGTGTTCTTGCTTGCGTTACACGCTTGCCAGAACAACACGATCATCGCACTCCTCCAGTCTGGAGCCGCACGATGAGACACATCCCATGCACACAAGGCACGCCCGAATGGATCGAAGCCCGGCTCGGCATCCCGACCGCCAGCAACTTCAAGAAGATCGTCACGCCGAAGAAACTGGAACTGTCAGACTCACACGAGGACTACATCGGCCAACTCATCGCCGAGTGGTTGATCGGCGAGTCGATGGATGATGAGTTCCTCAGCAAGTACGTCGATCGCGGTTCGGAGTTGGAGGCGGCGGCGGCGAAGCGGTACGAGTTCGAGACAAACAACGACACGCGGCTCGTTGGATTCTGTATGCGTGACGACATCGACGCCGGGGCTTCTCCCGATCGGTTCGTCGGCCCAGTGGCCTTGCCTCCGCAAGGGTGCTACGAGAGCAAGTGCCCCGGTGCGAAGAAGCACACGGCGTACATGATCAACCCAGAGAAACTCCGGGCCGAGTACGCGATGCAGACTCAGGGGCAACTCTGGGTCACTGGACTGCCGTGGTGTGATCTGGTTTCGTACCACCCGCTGCTCCCGATGGTGATCGTTCGCGTCACGCCCATCGCGTCCGTGTTCGATGCCTTCGACCAACACATCCCCGCCGTGTGCGAACGGCTCGCCGAACTGCGGGAGCGGTTCGCCAAGCACAAGCGGCCGCGCCGCCAGTGGCCGACGCGGGACGAAGATCCGTTCGCAACCAACGACTACGAGAACGCGGCCAACTGGACCACAACCGACGTAATGGAGAACACGTGAAAGAAATCGAATTCTGCCAACAGCAAGCAGACGGATGTGTTTTTGAACAGTTCGCTCCGTTGCTCCGTGGCGGCAAGCGATCGGACGGCGAGGCGTTTTTCATTGAGTGCGACCCGGCATCAATGTACCTGCTGTGTATGCTGGGAAACGTTGCTCTTCTTTCGCTCGCGGGTAGGCCGGACATTGCCAATGAGAACTACATCAAGATTCAAGCGTTCCAGTGCAGCCACGGCACGGAACGAATGCACGCCCTGTATGAACACCTCAGGGCTATCGCGTTCACGCTGGACGGGATGCACCCGGAAATGGGAAGCCATGACTCTGAATAAAATCTCACTCACCCCCTTGTATTCATGAAGCCTTTCGGGTATCTTCATGGCGTACGGCGTAGCACCCGCACATCACGAAGTCCGAACAACCCACCGCTCGATTGGCCGTCTTGCTACGCCGTGCCATCGGGCGGTGGTTTTTTCATCGCACGGACGCTCGACCTATGGCAGCCGACTGGATCATGATGCGGATGAATCTCGCCGACGACCCAGCCGTCATCGGCATCGCTCACACCCTCAAACTCGATGAGGATTTGGTGGTCGGGAAACTCCACCGGTTCTGGTCGTGGTTCAACGCGCAGTCACGCGATGGTCACGCTCCGAGCGTGACAGAAGCGTGGCTTGATCGGAAACTCGGCGTCAAGGGGTTCACGGCTGCTCTCGTCTCGGTCGGGTGGCTGATCGTCGATCCGACCGGAATCACCCTACCAAACTTCGACCGATGGAACGGTAGTACCGCCAAATCAAGGGGTTTGGCGACGAGAAGGAAGCAAATGTCACGCTCCGACCGTGACAATTGTCACGCTGTGAGCGTGACAGAAACGGGACCAGAGCAGAGCAGAGCAGAGAAGAGTATTAAGAAACCAGCAGAAGAGGATTCGGTTTTGACTCATTCTCATTCTGGTTTGGCTGCTGGATGCGAAGCCAGAGACGCACTCGTCAAAGCGGGAGTCGGTGAACCTGCCCTGTCACTCCTCGCACGCGTCTCCGAGATCACGCCAGCGATCATCGAAGCCGAGCGAGCGTCGATCAACGGAGCGACCAACCCAGCAGGCGTCCTCGTCTCCCGCCTCTGCTCACGGTTCGGGATCAAACTCCCAAAGGGCAAGGCGGGTAACCTCGACGGATCAATCAGCCAGACCGCCGCCAAACTCATCGCCGCCCGCGACAACCGAAGGACCAGACATGCAACGTGACTCGACTCCCCGACCAATCGTGCATCTAGCCCCGCTCTTCGAGCGAGATGTGCCGCAAGCCCCGTATGCGGAATCGTGCCTGCTCGGTGCGATCATACTCTGCCCGGAAAACCTGCCGGACATTCGGGCGATCGTCAAGCATCCCGATATGTTCTACAAGACCGCACACTCCGCCATCTACGCGGCGATGTGCCTCATGGCCGACACGGGCAAGGGCGGCGATATCCCGTCACTCTGCGACTACCTCCGCGACAAGGGAACGCTCGAAGACATCGGGGGAGATCAGTACATGGTTGACCTCGTGAACGGCTGCCCCGGTCCTGCCGGGTGGAAGTTCTGGGCGTCGTCGGTTTACGAGAAGTGGCTACTTCGCCGCGCCATCGAGGTATGCGGCACCGGCATTCATCAGGCGTTCACCGACGCTGACAACCCGCTTGCGGTCCTTGAGCGACTTGAGGCGGCGGTGTTTGAACTCAACGCGTCCAACGTCGGCGACAAGTCATGCCAGCCGATGAGCGAGATCATGCAGGCCGAGTTTGAACGCATCCGCCGACGCGACGAGAGGAGTGACGGCCTCGCATCGGGATTCCACGAACTCGACAAGTTGCTCGGTGGGCTCATCAACGGCGACATGATCGTCGTCGCGGGCAGGCCGTCAATGGGCAAGACAAGTCTTGCTCTAGACATAGCCCGGATGGTTGCGATGCGTGGCGTGCCGGTCGGCGTGTTCTCGCTTGAGATGTCGAAGTCGGCTGTATCGAATCGGTGCTGGGCGGCGGACGCTGGTGTGAGCATTCAGCGACTCATTCAGGGAACGCTCACGCCGCAAGAGTACGAGGATGCGTTCGCGTCATCGTTCGCAAAGAAAGTACCGCCGATCGTCGTCGAAGACGGCGGCGGATTGTCCGTGGCGAACATCGCATCGAGAGCCCGTCGTCTCGTGCGTCGGTACGGGATCAAACTGCTCATCGTCGATTACATGCAACTCATCACCGATCCGCAGCGGCGTGAGTCTCGGCAGGTCGAAGTGTCGGCGATCTCTGGTGGGCTCAAGCGGCTTGCGAAAGAACTCGGCATTCCGCTCGTGGTCGTGTCCCAACTCAACCGACTCGCCGAGTCGAGGGCCGACAGCCGACCACGAATGAGCGACCTCAGGGAGTCTGGTGCCATCGAGCAGGACGCTGACGTGATCCTGCTCCTACACCGCGAGGAGTATTACCACATCGGCGATACCACGTGGTTCTCGCAGAATCCCGACAAGATTGGACACGGCGAGTTGATCGTTGCGAAGCAACGCAACGGGCCTACCGGATCGGTGAGCCTGACTTGGCGCGGCGAGTGTTCGTCGTTCGCCAATCACACGCCGAAGCCATACACCGAAGACGCCCCGATCGGTCTGCCGTACGCAGACGACGGGGACGACATCATCCCGTAACAGGAGAGCATCAATGTACGAACAGCCGCAAACGACGAACGATGTTCCGGTTCTGACGGCGGAACTGTGGTCGAGGACGATGACGCTGTGGGCACTCCGCATCACTCGTCGCGGATCGGAGATGACGCGGGAGGAATGGGCGACGTTCCGACGCCACGCCGATGCGTGTGCCACGTTCTTCGAGGATCGTTGTCGCTCGATTATGGACCCGTCACCGAAAAACGCTTGACATACCGACGTCGGCAAGGTATCGTCTTCCAACGTGGAGAAAGAATCATGCGGATTTCACTCGACACCAAGAGCGTTCAAGACTACGAACGGTTCCTCAAGGTCAAGGCCCTTCCGCGTTTTCGGATGCGTGGCGGGTTCGCCGAGTTTCCCGACGAGTACGCGAGCGTGGTCAACGGCGGATGTGATGCTGCGTACCGGGAGTTTTCGTACACCCCTCCGGCGTGGGCGTTTGACTACCAGCGGGACATTGCGGCTCTCGCTATTGCGAAGAAGAAGTACGCGGTGTTTGCGGACTGCGGGCTAGGAAAAACGATCATCCTACTTGAGTTTGCCCGTCACGCGGCTGCGGCGACGGGCAAGCCGTTCCTCATCGTCTGCCCGCTCATGGTCGTGCAGCAAACGATCGACGAGGCGAGGCGTTTCTACGGCGACTCGATCGACATCAACCGCATCCCGAAGAACGCGGTTCCGAACTTTGTTCAACGCGGGAACGGCATCGGTATCACGAACTTTGAATCGATCGATGATTCGCTGGAGTCAGGCAATCTCGGCGGGATCGGTGTCGATGAATCGTCGATGCTCAAGTCACACTACGGCAAGTGGGGCACGCGGCTGATCGAAGTCGGACGCGGGCTCGAGTACATCATCTGTCTCACGGGCACGCCCGCGCCGAACGACCGCATCGAGTACGCGAATCACGCGGTACTCCTCGGGCAACAGCCGACCGTGAATGCGTTCCTCGCTCGATACTTCGTCAACCGTGGTCAGACAGATAATCGATGGGAACTCAAGCCCCATGCGGTCGAGCCGTTCTACCGCGACCTGTCGCACTGGTCGATCTTCCTCACCAACCCGGCGACGTACGGATGGAAGGACAACACGGGTTGCATCCCGCCGATCAACGTGCATCTTGACCGTGTGGAGTTGACGCCCGAGCAGTCGTCGCTCGTTCACACGAAGACCGGGCAACTGTTCGCAGACAAGATCGGCGGCGTGGGCGATCGGTCGAGGCTGGCACAGATCGCCAAGGGGTACGACGGCGAGCGTGAGATCGCATCGAACAAGCCCGCATTCATCCGCGAGATGGTCAACTCATGGCCGGGCGAATCGACGATCATCTGGTGTCGGTACAACCATGAGCAGGAGTTGATGGAGCGGACGTTTCCGCACGCGATCAGCATCAGCGGAGACACGCCGTATGAGAAGCGGCACGAGGGAATCGAAGCGTTCAAACGGCGTGACGTGCGGGTGATGATCAGCAAGCCGCGTGTACTTGGACTCGGCCTCAACTTGCAAGTTTGCACGCGGCAGGTATTCTCTGGCTTGCAGGATTCGTATGAGGAGTATTACCAAGCGGTGAAGCGTTCCAACCGCATCGGGTCCACACTTCCGCTCAACGTCCACATTCCATACACGGACATCGAGGCACCGATGATTCAGACGGTGCTGGACAAGGCGAAGCGCGTGCAACACGACACCGAAGAACAGGAACGCATCTTTCGCAAGTACAGAATCGGAGGGACCGCAGCATGAACACGCTCACGAATGACGCCCCGTATCACGTTCACTTCGGGGACTGCATTACGCACATGAACACCATGCCGGCGGCGTGCGTCGATATGGCGGTGTTCTCTCCCCCATTTCCCGCCCTCTTCGCATATACCGGGTCGCACGCTGACATTGGCAACTCGGAGGACTTGAACGGCGACGCTCGGATTCATCTCTCGTTCTTCTTCCATCAACTCGTCCGCGTGATGAAGCCCGGTCGCGTCGTGATGGTTCACGTGATGCAGATTCCCCGGATGAAGCGGACGGGCGGGCAGGGGCTATTCGACTATCGCGGGCTCAACATTCGGCTGGGCGAGCGTGCCGGACTGGTGTACGAGTACGACTGGGCGGTACGAAAGAATCCACAGGCACAGGCGATCCGCAACAAGGCGCGTGAGTTGCAGTTCGCCGGACTCGAGAGCGACCGTGCGAAGTCGCGTGGGGCGTTGCCTGACTACCTCATCAAGTTCAGGGCACCGGGTGAGAACGCGACGCCGATCAAGTCAGAGGGGCAGGTGAGCCGCGACGACTGGATCAAGTGGGCGGAAGCGTGCTGGGACGACATCCGCGAGACGGACACACTGAACGTCAGCGAGGGACGCGGGGAAGAAGACACGAAGCACATCTGCCCGCTTCAACTCGGCGTGATTGAGCGGCTGGTGCGGCTGTACTCCAACCCCGGCGAGGTCGTGTTCTCGCCGTTCACGGGCATCGGGAGCGAGGGTCACGAGGCGTTGCGGCTGGGGCGTCGGTTCTACGGCTGCGAGTTGAAGAGGGAGTATTACGACGCCGCGATTGTGAACCTCGATCGGGCGTTGAAGATCCATGCGGACGATGCGGCGAGCCTGTTTGATGGCGTCGCTGCTGGGACGGCGTAACACAGGAGAACACATGATCACCGAGACGAAGGCGAGCGACATTCTGGGACGGCTGCAAGAGATCGCGGAACGACGCGAGAAGGCGAAGGCCGAGCGTGCGGACTTGTTCAAAGAACGCGACGCACTGGATGAACAGATCGACGAGTGCGAGGACAAGGAGGGCGAGGAGTGCCAACGGCTCAAGGCGTCGCAGTACGACGTGTGCCGCAAGATCGACCGGCTGCGAATCCTCGTGAAGTTCTTCGACGACCAGATCGGATCGATCATCACGCGGTCTGCCAATGGCGACCACGATTTCATGGATGATCCGATCGACGCGCCCGATTCACTGTTCACGAAGAAGCGGGACGAGAAGGCTGGACCGCCGAAGGACGTGCCGGCGGTCGGCGAGATCCCCGACGCAAGCAAGGGTGAAGGCGTTGACGAACACCTGAACGCGAGCCCGAGCGAACTTGACATCCCCGATCGGCTGGCCCGTGATTGCATCCTTGCGGGGTACGACACGATCGGCAAGATCGCACGTGCGATGGACAACGACGAACCGCTTGCGATCACCGAGGACGACGAGAAGATCGAGCAGGTGCGGCGTGCGGTGAAGAAATACCGCAAGACGCATCGCAAGGCGATGATGGAAGCGGAGGGTTTGCAGGTCGGTGGATGATGTGGCGTGTGCGGGTCGGGAACGATCCGCACACGATTTGAGGAGGTGGCGATGCCGAGTCCAATGCACCCACACAAGCGAGCGATGATGCTCCACTTTCAGGCACGGCTTGAGGAGCGGTACGGATTGCGGATCGGGTTCGAGGCGTACTGGCGCGTGGTGGACATGGTGAAGCAGGAGTACGCCGAGATCATCGAGAAGGGTGATCGTGTCGTCGTGCCGATCCAGTTGCCTGACGGTTCGATCGCACGGGCGGTATGGGACCGCAAGCATCGGGCGTTGTGTACGGTGCTGGCGAAGGATCACGACCTGTATTGCAAGCGAGGTACGGAGCCCAAGCGGAAGATCGAACCGACTGGGCACATGTACTCGCGGACGGCACGACTGCGAAGGAACAGGAGGCTCCGAGAGTTGGAGGAGAACGACCATGAGACGGACTGAGTTCGATGACGTGGTGCTGCCGGGCCGGGACACCGAGGCGTATGAGTTGAGGCCGTTCGTTCCGGTCCAACCACCGAAGGCCACAACGAAAGACAAGAGCATTCCGATCCGGCGTCCGGCATTCGGATACATGAAAATCAGGGACGTTCCTCTTCCGAACCATCAACGGAACAACAGGACGATCACATACACGATGCCGAAGTGGAGGGTGGAGGATGCGCGGCGGAAGTTCGGCATCAGTCACGCAGAATGGTTGCGGATCACGGCCCATCCAAAGCCGCGTGACTATCAGGCGATCCTGCTCAGGATCAAGGTCGCGGACGAGTTGTACAAGCCTGACCCGGTGACGAAGATCATGCCGTCGCTACACGAGGTCGCTGCGGCAATGAACACGTGTTCACATACGACTGTTCTGGGGTGGGTACGGATGGCACGCACAAAGGAGAAACGATGAAACTGCGAATCGAGTACACGCCGGTTTTCAAGGCAGCGGCGAAGAACGAGACGAGGTATTCCATCAACGGGGCACTTCTCTTGCGGGATGGCACGACGTCTCACATGGTGGCGACGGACGGGCGGATGCTGGCCGTCATGCCGGTGAAGTGCGAGGAGAGCGAGGATGCCCCGCATCGGATGCTCGTGCCGCCGCTCTTTGACGAGTCACGCGTAGCCGAACAGAGGCGGTGCTGTGAGTGCGATTGTGGGGAGTGTGCGGACGGAACGACCCCGGTATGGGCTACGCTGGAAAACAGCGGGTATTGGCACACGCACTACGACGATGCGACGGTGGGATCACTTCCGAAGGATGGGAAGTTCCCCGATCACGAGGCGGTGATTCCGAAGGCCACGGACGAGACGGTGTGGGTATGCCTGAATCCGCGACTGCTGCACACGCTGGCGGATGCGTTGAACGAACACGGCGTCTACATCGGTTTCAACGGCAAGAACAAGGCCATGCTCGTGATGGGGCACGACAACAAACACGCTGGGTTTGGCGTGCTGATGCCCGTGGACCAGCACGGCACGCCTTCAGATTTTACGAAGCGATGGAACGAACGCACGTCGGCACACGTGGAACTGTGCAAGAAGGCGACGGGGGCGTCGTCGTGATAACGATCATCGTTCCGGGCGAGCCTGTTGGTAGGCCCCGCCCGCGATCGCGGGCGTTCAAGGACCGGAGCGGACGGCTGCGTTCAGGAACATACCAGCCGAGTCTGCGGCACGTACCAGAGGGACGCGACGTAGACTCGGCAACGAAGGCATGGGCAAGGGCGAACATCTGGCACGACGAGATCAAGCGGCACGCACGGTCCATGATGCCAGATGAGCCGTGGGAAGGTCCGGTTGAGATTGACATCGACTTCTACTTCCCGCGTCCGCAGTACATGCTCAAGCCGAAGTACCCGAGGGGGGCGATCTACCACACGTCGAGGCCAGACCGCGACAACTGCGAGAAGGCGGTGCTCGACGCGTTGAAAGAGTGCGGGCTGTTCAAAGACGATTCGCAGGTATGCACAGGCACGGTGACGAAGTGGTACGTCGCGGTTGGCATGTCTGCGGGGGCGAAGATACAGGCACGGAGGATCACATGAGCGTTCCCGGCATCTGGCTTCACTGTGCGAACAACTCACTGGCGACGCCACAGAATCGGTTCCGTAACCCATACCTCGTGCGTCATGGATGGCGTGCGTTCCTCACGCCGACGCTGGATATCGTCCGACGATTCCAAGTGCCAGCCGTGTTCATCGCCCAGCCGTTCGGCGAGGAGTGCCGGACGTGGGCAAACGGCGACTGCCCCACACGCGAGGAACTTGCGACACACGCGACGCTCCTTCGTCGTCAGTCGTTCCACATGTACCGCGATAGCGTCGCTCGCGGGGTCGATCCCGGCATCGAGGAACTTCACGAGTGCGTGTGGGAGATGAGGGAACGTGGCTGCAACGTGATCATGTACGTCGGCCCGTGGCTTCACGGGGCGTTGACGACAGAGAACCTTCGGAGCGAGTTAGAGTGGGCGTTCGGCGATCGCGGCTGCATCGTCAGTCACATGTGCGATGACGGGAGCGGTTCGCGTGTGTCACCGATGGTCGATTGCATGATGGCGAACGGTATCGAGCAGGTGATGGAGCCGATGGCCCAGCGGCTTGCGAACGACGGGACGCCGATGTCACCGGCTGCCACGACGTTCGAGTCATTGACGCTTGAGTCGTCGCTCAGGGACATGACGGGGTTCTTTCCGTTGGCCGAGTACACAGGCACGAGGTACTGGGTGGACAACGTGAATCAGGGGTACGGGTCTGCGTTCTGGACGTTGGCGAGGCGTCGGATTGGCGAGGGGTTCGTTCCGTGCATCGAGCCGAATGCGGATGTGTTTACGGTGTGGGAGGAGATGGTTGCGAATCCGTCTTGACATTCCGAAGGCGGTAGGTTATTCTGTCGTCGAATCAACGTGGAGGCACCCAATGGACGCCATTGAACAACTGAGCGGGAGTTTCGGAGACGGGGAACTCGCGGCGGAGGTGAAAAGGCTGGAGGCCAAGTGCGCCGAACAGCGTGCGTTGCTCGACCGCTGGAATGCGTGCAACGCGAGGGAAGTGGAGGCGATGAACAAGGCCGGGAAACTGGTGGCGGAAATGCGAGAGCGATGCGTGCAGCAGGACGCTGAGATTGAGCGGCTGCGTGCGGAACTCGCGGCGGAGAGAGAGGCGGTGCGGGTGCTGGGGGAGGAGTGCGGTTCGTGGCGGGACGCAGACATGTACGGCGACATGCTCGGCACCATCGCAGGCGACTACGACGAGTTCGACGCCACTGGGTACGCACACCGAGAACACGTACGAACTGCAAAGTCAGAATGTGATAACTGTGCCATCGCCTCCGCCGCCATCGCGAAAGGGAGCAAGTGAAGAGCAAGAAGTTTGACAAGTGGTGGAACGACGGTGGCAAGATCTTCGCGTCGAAGGTGGACGCGAGATTCTCAAACGACACATGGCGGTATTCGTGCTTCATGTGTGTATTCATGTCAGGCTACCGCGCCGCCCTCCGCGCCGCGAAGAAGGGGAAGGTGAAGAAGTGAAGAACGACCAGCCGCGCGACTGCAAGGGACGCGAGATCAAGCCGGGCGACCTGTTGCGATCTCCGCACTTCCGAGATAGGCGTAGGAGGCTCCACTACCTCTACCACGTTGTCGTTCAATGCGACGGCGTACTCGAAGCCGTGCCATACGCCGAGGTGATAACCGGCAAGAAAGACGGCGGGCGGTTCTGGCTCAACGTCGATCCGAGGCTGGTGGAAGATGTCGAGATCATCGCCAGCGTCACGCATGACCACGAGGACCGCCCCGCCTCCCGCAAGAAAGGAACCCGATGACGCCGAAAGAACGAGCGAAGCAGATAGATCTTCGTTTGCAACGAGCCATCACCCATCTTGAATCACAATCGTTCGAGTGCATCGGTGTCGATCAAGAACATGGTTACTCTTACCGCGACGAAATGATTGCATCGCTTCAGAACGCAAGGATTGACATCACCGCCGCCCTCACCGTCCCCGCGAACCACGAACCGTCTAAGTCGATCAAGTTCGGCGTGATCGTCACCGAGGACGGCGAAGTGTTCAAGTTTGGAAACGTTGATGCCGAACTTGCCGCCCTCTCCGCGAAGAACGGGGGTGGGGAGTGAAGACTATTCACGTTGGAGGCAATGACATTCCCCTGCAAGCCATCACGATGATCGGACGCAAGGTTTCTGAGGGGAGACTTGACGAGAAGACAAATCGTCTCGTCTACCGCACCGTCACCAATATTCACCTGAACAACGGGACGGTGGTCGAGTATTCGGGCGATCGAGCGGAACTCGTGTCGCTCATTCGCAAGGCAAAGTCGCTCTAACCCCACCCACCCCAACCCCGAAGGAGCGTGACATGGCGAAGAAGGCGACGGCGGGAGAGAGGATTGCAAGCAAAGAGATGAGGATGGTTCACACTACCGATGCTGGCAGGGCGGCCCTTGCTCGCAAGATCGACGCCGCGATCCGCCGGGCGGTGAAGGAGGCGTGGAGTTCCGCTCAGAAGGCGAGGGACGATGCGTTCTGGGGCGAATGGAGCGGGGCGAAGGAACAAATCGAGCAAAAGTACCGCGTGAAACTTTGAAGGAGCAGGGCATGAGCAAAGCGATTGACGCGATGGTCGGCGTCCCCGAATCCCAGATTGAGGAGGCGATGAGATGA